GATGGCATCGAACGCAAGAGCAATATCCGCCTGATGTTGGATAATATCCCGCGCATCAATCCGGAATTGCTTGAATTCAATATCAAGGCGTTCCGCCGCATCGTGGACCTTAACTGCACAGCTGGAGAATAAGGTGACCCGCCCTCCGTATAAATCTTTATCCGGGCTGGAACCGTTTGATGATACCGGCGCATTGGTCAAAGGCATTGACGAGCGCGACCGGTATATCTTCAAACTCGAATGGCTCCTGAAGCACGTCGCCACCTCGGATGAAATTGCCAAGAAGGAAGAGGAGTTCAACCAGCTCCCGCCCCTTCCCAAATATGGCGAGGATGGCTACTATGATTGTGCGCCGGATCGCTGTGAATACGATGGTTAACAAAAGGATTTGATTATGCCGATGACAACCGCCGAAGTAAAAGTCAAAGAATTGTCCGAAAAATTATTGGATATTATCGCGGGTAATCGGAATGCCAACGCGTCGCCCGAAACCACCCTTAAAAACATCGAGGCATATCTTGGCGGAATATGCGATGGCATTGATTTAAGCGAGGAGATGCGCCGCTGCGAGCACGAAGTTATTGCAAAGATCGACCAGCACGACGCCAAGACAGACACGCCGTGGCCCGCACCCCACTAGTAGACTTTATTCCCATGACAACAAAGGCAGCCCGTAAAAAGGCTGCCTTTTCCGTATATATCAAGGCAACACTATAAGGAAACAAACATGTTATATCAAGACCACCGCCCTAAAAAGATTGAAGAAATGATCGGCAACGAAAAGGTCCTTGGCACATTTGCAAGGCACTTTCTGAATTCTATGCACGCCCACGCCCACGTCATTACCGGTCCCCGTGGGTGCGGAAAAACTACCCTTGCCCGCATTGCCGCAAAGGAATTTCTTGGCGCCGACGATCTCGGCATTATGGAAGTGAACTGCGGAACCGAACGCGGCATTGCAGCTATGAAGGACGTGATTGAATTGGCAACATACCGCCCGCCTACCGGGAAGGCGCGTGTCTTCATCCTCGACGAGGCGCACTCGCTCTTGGCGCCGGGCAAGAAGGCGCTTCTCAAGCCTACGGAAGACTGCCCGGACTTCACCTACTATTTCTTTTGCACAACAGATCCGGATGCCTTGTTCGCCGGGGATGCTGGCAAGGCATTGAAATCCCGCCTGACGCCGTGGTGTCTCCGCTCCCTTAATCAGGAACAAATCGGCATCCTTATTGATCGCGCTGCCGAAAAGTATGAAATTCCCCTTGATGCGGAAACGCGCAAGGCAATCGTTCTCCAAAGTGATGGTTCCCCGCGTGAAGCCCTTGTGAAACTGGAACAGGTCATTGGCGGCGGATCCCCGGTCACGGAAAAGTCCGACACCGTTGAAATCTTTGACTTCTGCAAATTCCTTTACGGCGCATACGGCAAGCCGGAAATGTGGCCGGCTGTCGGCGCAAAGCTGCGTGCATTGAAGAATGCAGGAGTCGCCGCCGAAGGCGTTCGCCACACGGCACTTGCGCTGGCGTCCTCTACTTTGATGTCCCGCGTGGATCCCGCTGCGTTGGACATGATCGACATTATGAGTTCGCCGCTTTACGACCAAGGTGAAGCGTTCCCGAAGCTGGTGGCAATGTCGTTTAAGATTTGCCACTGCACGCCAAGCATCCCTCAAAAACAGGTTGCCCCGCCGCAGAAATAATGTATATTATGTAAGGCAATCATAAAAGCCAAAACTCCGAAGAGGTTCCCCGCGGGTCCGCCATATACCCGCGGGGTTTTCCGTATATTAAGGCATAGACATTGGAGTAAATCTATGATTATCAATCCAAAAAAGATTCTTGAAAACGGCCACATCATTCCCGCCGAAGGAACCAAGTGTCAGCAGTGCGGCGTGGACGTTACATTAAAAAACAACATCATTGTCGAGCCCCACGGTTTCCTGAACATTGAAATTGCGGAAAAGATTTCCGTCCCGGCAAATGCCGCCGCAATGCTTTATGTGAGAAGCTCGTTGTCCCGTAAAGGCATTTTCATTTCGTCCGGCGTTTATGACCCTGGATTCTCCGGCGCCTCCGGCTGCACCATCTACAATATGGGCAAAGAGACCCTTGTAATGGAAGCAGGCGACCGCATTGCCCAGATGGTTTTCTTCGAATGTGACCCCGCTTCCCAATACAACGGCAAGTATCAAGGCAGCACTAGCGGAGAATCCAAGGGATGGAAATAACTCCGATTAACGTGCAGGTGGAAGGCGAACGCCGCCTCATTGCCAACCTCATTATGTCCACAGATCTCCTTCTGTATTGCACGGAGATGGGGAAGCCGGAGTTGTTTACTGAAGGCGTTTGCCGCACGGTCGCCACTTGGCTGTGGGAATACTTTCAGGCGCAGCACGCCGCACCGGGCAGGGCTATTGAGGACATCTACCTTCACAAGGCACAATACCTCCGGGAAGCGGACTCCTCCGAGATTCGTTTATTCCTTTCAAATCTTAACGACGATTGGGCGCCTACCAATCTCGCACTAATCAAGGAGCAGGCGCTTGACTTCTTCCGCCTCGCCGGCATCAAGAAATTAAGGGACGATATCGATCGAGCCCTGCTTGTAAGGGATGCGGCGCGTGGCGAATCAATCGTGGCGCAGTATGTGGCGCCGGCACCAATTCACAGCACGACTGTTTCTTTGTTCTCGCCGCAATCCGCACCTATTGTCCGCGATGCCTTCAATGAGGAATCGGAAGTCCTCTTGACTTATGAAGGTGACGCCGGGCTGGTATTGGGCACGATGGCGCGTGAGGACTTTGTGGCATTTGGCGCCCCGCCGAAACGCGGCAAGACGTGGTGGCTTATTAGGACCGCCAGGGATTGCGCGAAGGCAGGCCTCCGGGTGCTTTTCTTATCGCTAGAAATGAAGCAGGCGCAGGTTTTAAGGCGTTTTTGGCAATGCTTTACCGGATGTTCGCGCAAGGGCGAAGAAGCGCGTTATAGCGCATTTATGGAGAGTTCTCCGGGGCGTTTTACAATAGTGCCGGGGCAGCTCAAAACCAATGCGCCAAATCTTGATGAAGGGCAAATGGAAGCCGCGATGCGGAATATGGCGATGTATTATCGCGGCGACCTTCGCATCCGCACCTATCCGTCCAACTCGCTGACTATTGCTAGGCTGAAAGAAGATCTTGATTCGATGGCTTTGTATGAGCATTTTGTCCCGGACGTTATCGTTGCGGACTATGCGGACATTTTTAAGCATACCACGGCGGCGAAGGAAATGCGCGACCGCATCAACGACACTTGGGTGTCCCTCCGCGGGCTGGCTTCCGAAAGGCACGCGCTTGTGGTCACCGCCACCCAAACCGGACGTGCAACCGTTGGCGGCCAAAAGGATGCCGAAGAAAGCGACGTGGCGGAAGACATCCGTAAAGTGGCACATGTCACCAAGATGATTATGATCAACCAAAACGCGACCGAGCGTGAGCAAGGGCTGTATAGATTAGCGTGTAATACCACGCGCGATGAGCCCGTGGCGCCCTCACAACTTCTTTGCACCGCCTGCCTTGCAATCGGCGAGCCTATGCTGGATGCGCATATGATTTCAAATATCGACTACCAGTCAGAAGACGATGAAGAAGAGCCGAAACGCAAGGCGCCAAGTAAAAGAGGATTCAAACTATGAAAATCAATGGCAAATTCCTGAAAGCCGCCGTTGCGAAGTGCGCAGCAGGCGTGGAAGCCGGAACCGGCCTCACCCAAGCAGGCAAGGTCATTTTCGTCCCCGGTTTTATTATGGGCATCGGCACCAGCGTCAATGTGCGCGTGCCGGCGCCGGAAGTTGATATCGCCTTTATGGTGGACAAGGTTTCTTTGGACAAGGTCCTTTCGAAGGCAACCGGGGACATTGACATTAGCCGCGATGGGGACCGCATTGTCCTCAAGTATGGGCGTTCAAGGCTGGCGTTGCCCTTTGCCGACTTGCCGCAGACGTTGGCGGAGTTCCCGGAAGAGTGGGGTCCGGTCCCGGGGAATTTTATTGCCAAGCTCAAAGCGGTGACATTCCCGAATAAGACGGGGTTTGCAGGCGTTGCGTGGGACTGTGGCGCCTATGCCGGACTCATCAGCACGGACTCCATCCGAATTGTCACGGCGGATTGTCCGAATCTTCCCAAAGGCGCTTGGCTGCCTGACGCTGCGGTTGCGGCGCTCACCAAGGCTGGAAGTGAATGCACGGGGATTGTGAATGATATGCCCTATATCCACGTCCAGTATACGGACGGGACAGTTTGTTCTGTATTGTATCGCGCTATTGGGGACTTTCCGATTCCTGCCCTTTGCCAATACATTGATTCGTTTGATGGCGGCGAAGTGGTAGCCGAAGGGGAATTGGGCGCCGATGCGCTGGAGGCGATTAAGAGCGCCGAGACCTTCACGGATGTGTTTGACGCGCAGATGCCGGTCCACATCGCTTTCGAGCCCGGCAAACTCATTGTCCGTGCGGAAAACGCGGGCGGGGAATTTTACGGCGAGGCGGAATGGGCTGGCGAATACACCGGACATTTCACTGTGGACGCAAGGCCGTTCAATGCGATGGGCGCAGGCGCGAAGGCAATTTTGAAGTCCATCGATGGAAACATTGCGCTGGAGATTTGCGGGGATGGCGTGCGCGTTTTGCTCTCGCCGGATCCGTAGAGGCGGTGTTCCTGCCTTCTTCTTTATGTATATTGAAGGTATTGAAATTTTATAAGAGGTTTCTATGCGGACAAATGCGGCGGTAGATATCAATACGGATTGGCAAATTAACGGAATTGTCAAGCCGAATCATGTCAATGCGCTGACACGGTCAATCAAATACGATTATGTGTTAACCGCCCAAATGCTTGAGGACAAGACCGGGAACGTCGATGTCTTTGACCTCCTCAACCTTGGAATAAATCAGGGCACACTGGTGCCCGGCGACACGCATATTCTTATAAATACCCCGGTGCCGGATGATGTCGTATTGAAATTCCCCGGCAATCAAGCAGGACCTTCCGGACACTTCAACATCCACATCTATGCCCTAGGAGCATTTAAGGCGGACTGCACCGGCACAAGTCCGATGATTTCCTTCTTCTTCCATACGCACGGAACCTCCGGGGCGGTGACCTTGTTAGGGCTGGGCGCCGACGTGTATGTGGGGTCGTTCGCTTTGGAAAGCGCCCTGGTGCTCCCCATCCACTACGCCTCGTTCACATACGAGATGGCCCTGGGCGAGCTGCCAACCCTTCCGGAAATGGGCGGAACAATACGGAAAGCCGCGTGGATGAGTAATGCCACGGGCGCTGGCGGGGATGATAGCGGTCGCTTAATTATTGGGGACTATTCTCCTTCCGACAATTATAGCATCGGGAATTTTGTCATTCCGGGAACCGTTACGGATGATGGCCTTTCGCCGGACAAGCCCATAGACATGTCCGAAATTCATGAGATCAAATGGATGCCGGGGTCTATCGCTTGCCATACCCGAGACTCCTCGGAATCGGAATCCCTTGTGCTTAAAGGAAATGTCCGCCCATATTCGTCTTCTATATCGTGTCCTTTCGTATATCGCGGCGGCGGGTCAAGCTGCCAAGCTATTCACATTGAGGGAAACTTCAGTGGCGGGGTCAATGGTGATTTTTGCGTGACCGGGAGTGTGTCCGGAAATGTCTCTGTAGATCTAAAAGACGCGGTATTCACTACCACCACAAACGGCGGTTTCTCAAACGCGACAGTCACTTATAATGGGACCACATACACTGGCGAATCCGGCGGCTGGAGCAGCGAAGGAACTGTTAGCGGTTCAATGGGGTCTGTTGGCTATACCGACGCCACCATAAAATCAATAAGTGTATCCGCACCTGTGACTAACGGTGGCATACAGAGCAACAATCCGGAGATCTCCGGTGGCTTTGGCAGTGGCTCTAGTGCGCGAGTCACTATAACGTTTGATTATAATGGGCATGAGGGGACAGTCTCCGGAGAAGTCACTAGCGGTGGCTTCACGATAACCTTGCCCAAGATACCCTCTATCACTTGCAGCTTCAATAGTGATGGGAGTTTTTCCTACTCGAAGGATGCGAGTGGCAAATCCGGGGCGCTGGCCGCCACGATTTCTAGCGGCGGCACTTTGGGCTACGTGTTTTATCTACCTGTCCTGTATTTGAATACGGCTACAATGGCGGAGGATCGTTTGTATTCTATCCGCATTGAATATATGTATGATGCCTCGAAGGACGGGGAATTGCCGTTAGACAGAAGCATTGAGTATGATGCCATCACTGTCCCGGCACGCGCAGGAATTTGGGACAATTGTGATTTGGATGCCACTAGCCCTATTCCGTCGAATGATTATACCACGGCGGACTTAAGTCAGTATACCGGAGCAACATGCCGCGTATCTGTATCTACAGACGGCAAGAGATGGGAGTTCGGCACCCCGGGGGGCACCCTTTGTTTTATGCCCATTGGCTTGGGAATCCTCGACCCGGCCGATCCCAACCAGCTCCAGACCTGGAACGCGGGCGCTTGGGCATACAACGCAAGCGACGGATCCCTTATGGCCGCCTTAACAAAAACCATAGATGAAACTCTTTATACCATAAAAGTTTTCATTGTTGGCAGCCACAACGAATCGCTTGTTACAACGTCCGCCCCGTATTTCAAGCTCTTTGCCGTAAAGCCTTCCGAGAATACGACTCCGATTACCAAAAGGTCCGCTGAAAGCGGCGAGCATCGGGACATTATTCCGCCCCGCATGTTTGCGAAAGATGACGTTACCGGGATACCGAACTGCGACAACTACCACGTTCCGCAGTGGGTCGGCGAAGTTTATTTGATGAAACGCAACGGCGCTCTTTATGCGTGGGGGCCGTAGTGAATTATGCGCAAATATCGCTGACTTCCCGCTGCAACCGAAAGTGCTGGCATTGTCCTATGGCCAAGCACCTGAATACGGATGACCCTCAATATCATTTGGATAACGGCGTTCTTACGTCGTTTCTGTCTCGCTGGCTGCCTGCACCGCTGTGGCTGATCGAACTGACCGGAGGGGAACCTATGCTTTATTCCGGCATCGAAAGTCTACTTGATTGGTTATCGTTGGCGAAATACAAAGTCCATCTCCGGACAAATGGCATCATTCCAACGAAACCTCGAAACGGATTAAAGCGCATCGTGGCGTTTCACGATTTGAAAAAACCTCCCACGGAAGAAAACGCGGACGTTGTCCTAATTGTGGATAAGATTGAATCGGACGAGAAGGTGGCCTACTGCAAAGAAAAAGGTTTGCCGTTCAAGGTTATAGGATTCAACAAGGAGAATCCGGATAATGCAGGGCACCAATTCAAGCGCATTACTTATATAGATCCGTCCGGGCACAACGTCGGCTGCCCGTCAGTCCCTATTTTGCATAATATCAAGCATAATGTCGATATGAATCGAATGGAATACGGCATACCGCTGCGCGATATTTATTGCTGCCCGAACTGCAAAGCGGCGATAGATGCTTGGCGATTCGTATAAAAACCTGCGAAATTTCGCTAAAATCGCCGTTTTTCAAAAAAAGTGAGAAATTTTCTCAAAACGGGGGTGTCTTTTTCAAAATAAGTATCTATATTATAGACATAAGGATGAGGCGATGTTGCCTCGCCAAACAAGGAAAGAAGATTATGAAGAACAACACCACCGCACTCACCACCACGCTCTCCGCCCGCGAAGCCACTTGGGATTCCATCGGCCACGCGCTGGACACCAGCAAGTTCGATGAAGCCCTCGCCGCTTGCGGCCTCGACTTCACCGCCACGATGTCCCCGGCGCTCACCACGATGCCGGACGGCCTCGTCACCCGCATTCCGAACACCAACGCCGTTGTTGGCACGGACAACAAGATTCACGGCGTGGTCAGCGATGCCTACCACATCATTCAGAACCGCGAGGCATTCGACTTCGCCCAGTATATCACGGAGGACCTCAAGTTCCTTCGCGGCGGCGAAACCGCTACCGGGCTGAACTATATGATTGCCGCCCTGCCGACAGTGAAGATCCTCGGCGACGAAATCACCCCGCACCTGATTTTCCAAAACTCCTTCAACAAGAAGTATATCTGCAAGGTCGCAATCTTCCCGCTCCGCATTGTCTGCCAAAACCAGTTCAATGTGGCATTCAGGCAGGCTGAAAACGCCGTGACCATCCGCCACAGCGCAACCGCCGCCGAAAAGCTGGAGCAGGCAAAGATCACGATGTCCAACGCCTCCGCCTATATGGCGCAGTTCGCCCAGCTGGCCGAGAAGTTCGCCACGCTCCGCACCGGCGCCGATGCCTTGGATGCCTTCGTGGACTACATGTTCCCGATCAAGGCCAATCTCAAGGACACCGAATTGGCTCGCCTTGAAGTCAAGCGCCAGGACTTCCGCAACTGCTACAACGCGGACGACAACGGCAACTTCCGCAACAGCGCTTGGGGACTGATCAATGCCTACGCGGACTTCGCCACGCACTACTCCGGCACGAACACCAAGAAGAGCGACCGCATGTGCGAAAAGCGCTTCGAACGCAGCCTCGCCACCCCGATGAACAAGATCCTCTCGTTCGCGGAAAGCCTCGCCGCCTAGTCCCTTAACGCGCCGGAAACGGCGCTATAAGCCCCGCAAAATTGGCGCCCATGTATTTGGGCGCCTTTTCTATTTGAGCGCCTTATAAGCGCATTATCGCCGGTGTATGCAAGGCGAAAGTTTTATTATATTTGAAACATGGGCGTAACATTAAGACAAGTGCTGGACGATGAAATGAACCTCGAAACCGAGGAACTCATCACGGATGAATCCCTTGTCCGGCAATATCGTAAAGCGGTCCACTGGTATCGCAAATACCGGCTGTTCCCGCGGACGAATACCTGCAAGTATAGCATCGAGACCGGGGAATATGTCCCGGACATCGATATGAATCAAAAGATCAAGTATAAAGGCAAGACAGTGAAGTTGAAGGATGTTGTGGACACGCAAACGCGCGTATTCAACGGCACCGGCACAATCACTGTGACTATCGCCTTAACTGCCGACAACGCCTATTTGGCAGGCCTGCCCCACGAACTGGAGAATTTGTTTGTTGCCTATTGCAAGATCGCGATCGGACAAAAACTGAAATTCAGTTCCTATCAAAATCAACCGTTCCAGCTCGACGGCGAAGCCATCTACGCAGAAGGCGAAGCAGGCCGCAAGGAATGGGAAGAGTTTATTATGATCAACCGTGACGAGGACCCGGAAAACATCACCGACCTCCGCAAAGAGCCTTACAAGGGTGTCCACACGGGCAGCGTAGTTTTCCGCACCGGCGGCACCGTTTTATGGTAGGAGAAATTTATGGCACACATCCGTATGTATGAAAAATCCAAAACCGTTCGCGGCGATATCAGCGCCCCGGTTATTGCCTATATCGGCGAAAGCGGCGAAGGCGAAGATCGCTGCATTGAACTTGAAGGCGCCACCCTCTTTGATAAGATGCTTGGTCTTTACGATGCGGGCGCTTACGTGAGTATCGGCCCTGCCGAAGGATCGGACGATTGGAAGGATCTCGATAAGGAAGACCAAAGCGATTACCGCATTCTTCAGGCACGCGCAAAGAAGAAAACCACCTATAAACAGATGGGCGATTTCATTTCCAGCATGTGCGATGCCAACGAATGTTTCCTCTTTGCCCTTCGTCAAGGCGATGACGCTGTGTGGATCAATCCGGGCGCCCGTTCGGAATTACGCGATCGCGAATGGTCCGGGGATGATGCCGACTGGCTCGAAGAGGTTTGTGGCGTTTGGGAGAACTACGAAAATAAGAAGATGGAAGCAGTCCCGCCGAGGGATGAATGGGACAAGCTCACGCTGGAAAGCACCGGGCTGATCGATCCTATCAAGCGCTACATCTCCCACGTCGTTCCCGCCGCCTGCACCGTTACGATTTATGATGAGCAGCCGAACCAGCCGACCGACGATCGAATGGTGGATATCAAATTCAAGGTGCGCGTAGCGTTTGATGACAATGCCGCATTTGTGTATGACGGCGAATGCACGCAAACCTACACCGGGGAAGGGGAGTTTGGAATGTATGCAATTCCGAATCTCTACCTTACGCCTTCAAAGGAATCGGATTTCCCGGTTGACACCTCGAAAGTCCTGAAGGGCTGGGCAGGCGGATCGCTGGCATTTTCCGATCTCGCAGCCCATATCAAATCCACGCTGTCGAAAACCCCCTACGAGGAATTGTTTAAGAAATCGCCTAAATTGGGGACGATTTATCTTGCAAATGACATGCGCCGCCATATCTACCCGAGAATGCGTGCCACCGCAATGGCAATTCTCTACCCGGAAGAGGATACGGATTACGCCGAATTTGATTACGACACCGCCGAAAACATCCTTTATTCGTATTTCGATGATTATATGCTGCAATACACCGGCGCTGCAAAGAAAATCAAAAAGGAAGTGGACACCGGAAAGGTGTTTACCTCCCTTTCGGATATGAAGGATTACGCCGCGACCTGCTTTGCGGATGAATACTCGGCTGAAGAATTGAAGGGCATTGTGATCGATGGCATTGAAAATCCATCGGACAACTAGTGACGGACATGTCCGTATATTACAATATACAATGAGGTTAAAATGAGCGAAAGAATTATCAAAACCGGTCTCAGTCCGCATTACAAGGACATGCTTGATGCCGTAATCGGGCAAATGTCCGACGGCTATTGGGAAAACACCCCGATGATGCGTGGCTATTGGAAGTTTGTAACGACCGGAACCGCCGGGAACGAAGTGACGCTTAACGTTGATGAGGTGAGCGGCGCCCGCGATGGCGATCGCCGCATTGAAAACCGCTTCTATGGAATGTCCGACGATGCTGTCAAAAAGTTCTTTGCCGACAAAATCAAATTCCTCATCAAGGAAGAAGGGCTCGGCAAATGGGATAGAGGCAATGAATCCGAAACGGATTACTTGTCCTATGGCAAGCCGCGTTATCGCGTCAAGGACTGTTACTACGCCTACGAGGTCCTGAAAGGCCGCGATGCGCGTAAGCACCCTGAATACGGCGATGTCGAAGAAAGCAGGCAGCCGGTAAAAATCAAGCTGGTCGAAAAGAACGAAGGGCATTGGATTTACCGCCTGCTGGATGCATTTGGATTTACCATCAGCAACAAGTCCTCCGATAAAAACCTTGTCGCGTTGAAAAACAAGGACACCGGCGTGGACACTCCCTCCGGAATCACCCTTACGGCTACATTCTACTGGGAAACCGAGGGCCTATCCACCGAAGTATATGCCCGGCGCTATGTGAACCTAGGCGATGCCAGTATCCCTGACATTTTCTACACCTTTATTGGGAAGGATGCTTCGGGCGGCGTGAATGAGAACATTGCCCGGAGTATGCTGGTGGACCTGGATGAGGCCGCCACGCTCTATGCCAAGGCATTACGTGTGGGAAATGGGCAGCGAGGCTAGTCCGGAGGCTGTATGCACATTCGAATGTTGGAAGCATCTTCTGCAAAAGATTTAAACAGCCTTGGTATGGCGTCGGACGGAAACTACGAGGAGTGGTTTGACGGCTGGGACGTTTTCCCGGACTTGGGCAGCCTTAAATCTGCGACGAAGCGCGGGAGAAACACTGTCTTTGCCCGCTTCTATGGTGCAACACATGAGGAAACCATCACCGACGGTGCGACCATCGGATTTGGCGGAAGCGAGGACCCTCACAACCCTAATTGGATTACCCACAAAGAAGAAGTTGCGGACGATAAATCCCATATCTTTGAAGGCGATATGGTCACCTTCACTATTAGGCGTGGCGCCAAGCAGGTGAAGCTACGCGGAAAGGTCATCGAGAAGGATTATGACGGGAACTGGGGATGGCAGCACAAAAACGACGGCGGACATTTTGGCCGCCCGACATGCAGCCTTGAAATCCGGCTGGCTCCGAAGGCGATGGCAGATGCGATCGCAAAACTTGAAGTGGATGAAAGCGAAAGTGCTGCCGCCTTTGGAGCGGACGGCACCATCACCATCCAGCGCATTGTGGACGGAGACCCGCGTGCATTTGATACGGAGACGGACAAGCTGGCGGATTTGATTCGCACCTATGCGATAAGGAATCGTTCCCGCATTCCGGCCGGGAGCGAACCCTTCCGCGAGTATCAGCTTTCCATCTTGCAGCGCCTTCACGGCATCGGCCCGCGTGCCTACCAGCACACGAAGAAGTTAATTTTGAATTGGAATTAAGGAGATACCAAAATGGGAATCAAACTTATCAAGAAGAAGCGCGAAGGTCTCCGCGACCTGAAAACCTTCAACAAGGACCTGGTCTACGTCCCGGAGTTCACCAATGAAGCCGGTCTTAATGACTTGGTCCAAGATATTCACGCTCAATACAAAAACGGCGAAGACGGCTGGGACGGCGACGCACAGAGTTTCTCCTCCATCCAGCGCGTGATGGAACTCAACGACTTCCCGTATTTGATTGCGATTGGCGGCAGCGACACCTTGTTTGCCTTCCAGTCGAAATCCGACCGTGACTGCATTCTTTCGGACTATCTCCGTGATCCGGACATGATGTAAAGGAGATTTTAAAATGGGAATCAAACTTGTAAAGAAAACCAACGAAGCCGACCTGAACAAATTCGATGTGTCGGATGTTATTGATGACAGCAAGAAATTTGACTTCATCAACCTGCTCGCCCGCTTGGAACAGTTCAAGAATTGGGTGGAAGGCCTCCACGCGCACGTCTACTTCACAATGCCGAAAATCCATTATGCGGCCTACGGCGCTAGCGGCTTCTGCTACCGCATCTCGAATGAGGACCGCTCCACGCAGGTTCAATTCAACATCGAGGCTTCTACCAATGCCGAACGCTATGCCAAGTTCGAAGGCTACATCTACGCGGTTAGCCCGAAGGAAACCGCCAATGACAAGAGCTTTCCCATCAATTCGATTGATGACCTGACTGATGCCTTGGCACAAGAAATCGTAGACATTTGCAAAGGGCGGACATAATGGCAAAGATCAAACTCGTCAAGAACGAAGCCACCGGGGCGAAACAAATCATCGTATATCCGCCCGACTTCAAAAAGACTCACGCCCTTTACATTTGCCCGGACACGAAGGCGAATCGCAAACTCATCGATGATGCGGATGTGGATTACAGCATTGACACCGCTGCCGATTCCGACTTCATTACCGGGATGGATAAAGACGGCGCCACGGGCACGGTTCCGTATTCCAAATTCCTTAAAAAGGTCAAGGGCGCATATTCTGCGGTGATGGCTGCCCGTGAATCCGGAGAGGATTCTATCGAAACAACCAAATTCGACATCCCTGAAATGCAGCTTGGCTTCGCCGGGATTGACCCGACCGAGATGGATGATTCGGACCTCGAAGATCTTGATTCATTCTTGGGCTACGTTTGGCAGGACCTCCGCGATATTTGCGATGAATATGTCGCCCATATCAAGGACGGCGAGGTGGTTGACAACGATGCGTATATCCGCGGGCATTCCGCCGGAAACGGTCTCAAGGTAGCCACGTTCCCCGGCGCATAAACAGCGCGTTTACGGCGATATTTAAAGG